GGTGTGCGCTACACCGGCCGAGCGAACCGCAAGGTGCTCACCGTCCAGGACTTCGAGTCGCTCAACGTTCCCGGTGTCAAGTCCGACCTGGCGTGGGACGAGTCGAACAACAAGTTCGTCCTGGCGAGCGAGTTCAACGCCGCGGCGCGCGACTGGTTCGCGACCCAGACCGACTTCAGCATCGAGTAGATGATGGAGCTCCGGTGCGCTGCCAAGAAGCATGGGGAGATGGTGACCCCGGGAAGTGGCATTCTCGAGGTTTCCTGCGACTCACGCTTCTGCGGCAAGCGTAACGGGGTCACCGTTCGCCACCAGTTCGATCTCACGACCGGACAGCTGGTGGACACTCGCAAGTACAACACGAATGTAAGGAGCAAGTGATGCCTCTTGACACCACTCCGCTGCCCTATGGGCTCCGGGATATCAAGATCACGCCGTACACCGATGCGGCTGGCACCGTTCTCGCCGAGGCGAGCATCGACCTCCCTGTCGCCCGTACCCTGTCGTTCTCGGACACCGAGGACTTCGAGGAGCTCCGTGGTGACGACCGGGTCGCTGCGCAGCACGGCAACGGCGCGGCTGTGGACTGGGAGCTCGAGAGCGGTGGTCTGCCGTTCGAGGCCTTCCAGGCGATGGCCGGTGGTACCGTCACCGAGTCCGGCGCGACGCCGTCGCAGGTGAAGGTCTTCTCGAAGAAGGTGACCGACCAGCGTCCGTACTTCCGACTCGAAGGCCAGGTCATCTCCGACTCGGGCGGCGACCTGCACTGCGTCATCTACCGCTGCAAGGCGACCGGCGAGCTCTCGGGTGAGTTCTCCGACGGCGCGTTCTTCCTCACCAGCGCAAGCGGTGTGGGTCTCGCCATGCCTTCCGGAGACGACGTCGACAAGCTGTACGACTTCGTGCAGAACGAGACGGTCACCGCCTTCGTCGAGCCGACCGCAGACGCCGGTGGCGGAGTCTGATCAACCACACCAGTAGACACGAGTTAGGAGCACTAGGATGCCGTCTACTCCCAAGGTCCCCAGCGACCACAAGAAGAAGAGCAACAAGCCCAAGTACGGCAAGGGCTGGAAGCAGCGCTACACCGATCTCGAGCTCCCGTCTGGCGAGCTCTGCCAGGTGAAGCGACCCGGGGTACAGGGTCTGATCGAGGCTGGCGTTCTCCAGTCGCTCGACACCCTCACCAGCATCGTCCAGGCGGAGGTCATTCCGCAGGCGCAGGGCAAGCCTCAGATCAAGGCGGAAGCCGTTCTGGACGACCCCGAGAAGTTCACCAAGATGATGGAGACCGTCGACAAGATCGTCTGCTTCGTCGTGGTGCAGCCGACCGTCCTGCCCGACCGCGTCACGCAGGAGATGATCGACGACGAGGATCTCCCGTTCGATACGGACGACCTCGATCGCAAGCTCGCGGAAGACGAGCGCGACGAGGACGCCATCTACACCGACTACATCGACGCCATGGACAAAATGTTCATCATGAACTTCGTCGTCGGAGGTTCGGCGGACCTCGCTACGTTTCGTGCGGAATCCGCGGCACTTGTGGGAGGCGTACCAGATGGGGAAGAGCCTGCAGGCTCGACCGTCTGAAATCTACAACATCGATGACGAACTCACAGCCTGGTGTTTCGATCGGGCGATACAGACCTTCGGAGGAGCTCTCGAAAGCAGACTCCAAGAAGTAGCAGAGAAGGCGAAGAATCGTAAGGCGGCGAAAGTCAAAGTAAACCAGGAACTCGACAGATGGCTATCCAGCGCTGATACCAAGGCGGCGACGGGTAGATTCCGAGATCCGATGGCTGGCAGACAGGCGTAGGAGCAATGGCCAATTACAACCTTGGTGAGGCTCGCGGGAAGATCATCCTCGAGACCGACCTGAAGTCCCTCAAAGAGGGGCAGCAGGCCATCGACAACGCTAAGTCGAATGTCGAGAAGTCGGCCGGTGCGCAGCAGGAAGCCTGGAAGAAGACGGGCACTGCTGCCACCGTCGCCGGAGCCACCATCGTTGGAGCCTTCGGGCTCGCAGTGAAGTCTGCCAGCGACTTCGAATTCCAGATGTCCGCCATTCAGGCGGTCTCGGGCGCAACGTCCAAAGAGATGGACCTCATCCGCGATGCGGCTCTGAGGATTGGTAAGGACACCAGCTTCTCTGCGTCCGAAGCTGCCCAGGCGATGGAAGAGCTGGTCAAGGCTGGCATCTCCACCAAGGATGTGCTCGGCGGCGCAGCTGATGCCACAGTAGCGCTCGCGGCCGCAGGTGGTGTGGACCTTCCTACAGCGGCGACCATCGCAGCCAACGCGATGAACCAGTTCAATCTGGGCGCGAAGGACTTGGTCGGGGTTACAGACAAGATCGCGGGAGCGGCTAACGCATCCGCCATCGACGTCGGTGACTTCGCCCAGTCTATCAGCCAGGTCGGCGCTGTGGCCAATCTGGCAGGGCTCTCCTTCAACGACACAGCCCTGGCGATCGCCGCCATGGGTAACGCGGGCATCAAGGGCTCCGACGCTGGTACCTCGTTGAAGACCATGCTGCAGAACCTGCAGCCCACGACCAAGAAACAGATCGCGCTCTTCCAAGAGCTCGGTCTGATGCAGTTGGACGTTCAGAAGTCTGCCGACTATCTGACCAACATGGGATTCGCTCCGCTGAGCACGTCGTCGAAAGACCTGGACGACGCGTTCATGGCGCTGGCCGAGAGCATGGCCGGTCCGAACGCCTCCGCGAAGAAGATCTCCAAAGAGTACGAGAAGCTGGTTACCAATACCGACCTCTCGAGCAACGCCTTCTACGACCAGAACGGCAAGCTGAAGTCTCTGACCGAGATCTCGGATGTCCTCGGTGGTGCGCTGGAGGGGATGTCGTCTGCGCAGAAGTCCATGGCGCTGGAGACCATCTTCGGAACCGACGCGATACGCGCGGCCGCAGTGGTAGCCGATACCGGTTCCAAGGGATTCGAAGATCTTGCTGCATCGATGGACAAGACCTCCGCCGCAGAGGTCGCAGCGACTCGCATGGACAACATGAAGGGCTCGCTGGAGGCGCTGGGCGGCTCGGTCGAGACTCTGATGATCGAGATTGGCTCGGCGCTGATTCCGGTCATCCGACAGATCATCGACTCTATCTCTAGCGCGGTGGACTGGTTCACAAGCTTGGACGACGGTACGCGAAATCTCATCACCACAGCGGCATTGCTCACTGGTGGGCTCCTGCTGGTGTTCGGTGTGGTCGTCAAGATGTCCCAGGCCATGCTTACCATGCGGAGTACTTTCCTGGCGCTGACGGGCGCTCAGGCGCTGTTCAACGCAGAGCAGGGTAAGTCCGTGGCTGGCATGGTCGCGCAGACTGCCAAGACGGTCGCGTCCACCGCGGCGATGATCGCGCAGAAGACCGCCATGGTTGCGATGTCGGTTGCCTCCAAGGCTGCAGCTGCTGCGCAGTGGCTCTTCAACGCAGCGATGAACGCGAACCCGATCATGCTGATCATCACCGCCATTACAGCGCTGGTGGCCGGGCTGGTCTGGTTCTTCACTCAGACCGATGTTGGTCGGAAGATCTGGCAAGGTTTCATCACATGGCTCCAGCAGGCATGGACGAACATCGGCAACTTCTTCGCCACGGTGTGGAACGGCATGTTGGCGGTCGGACAGGCTGTGTGGAACGGCATCATGGCCGTAGTACAGCCGGTCGTCGACTGGTTCCAGACCTACGTTTGGCCGATCATCCAGTTCGTCATAGACGCCATCGTGGCGTACTTCCAGATGTACTACAATGTGGTGTCTGCCATCTGGAACGCAGTGGCTACTGCGGTTGGCGCAGTCATCGACTTCTTCCAGCAGCATGTACAGCCCGCCATTGATGCATTCGTCGGGTTCATCACTAAGCTGTTCAACTACCTTCTGTCCGTTGTGCAAGTTGTCTGGCAGGCCATTGCAGACTGGATCAAGTCCATTGTGGACCCGATCGTCAAGTGGCTCACAAACGTCTGGAACACGTTCAAGCTCGGATGGAATCTCCTCTGGAAGATTGTTGGCCAGACTGTTCAGGATATCTGGAACAACATCGTCAAGTGGATCAAGTCCATTGTCGATCCCATTGTCAATTGGCTGACCGACACCTGGCACAACTTCCAGCTTGGTTGGAAGATCATCTGGGACACGGTTAAGTCGACGATCACCACGGTGTGGAATGCGATCAAGAGCTTCATCGAGCCTATCGTTTCCGGCATCCGGAACTTCATCAGCAACACCTGGAATGCTCTGACAGGAATCGTGTCTGGAATCTTCGAGAAGGTGAAGGATGCCATCATGAAGCCGATCCAGTCGGCTCTGGACTTCATCGGTGGAATCAAGGACAAGATTGTTGGATTCTTCAAGGGTGCTGGAACCTGGCTCTATGACATCGGTAAGACCATCATCCAGGGATTCCTCGATGGTCTGAAGGCCATGTGGGACAACATCACAGGCTTCTTCACCAACCTGACGAACATGATCCCAGACAAGAAGGGACCGCCTGAGAAGGACAAGGTGCTCCTGACCAAGAACGGCCAGCTGATCATGCAGTCGCTGTACAACGGTCTCGCCTCCGAGATGGGTAACGTTGAGGAGCTACTCAACGGAATGAACGCCACGATCCCCGCGACCATCAACCAGGATGTCATGGCCAACGTCAACGGTGGCCGGGGCATGCGACCGATCCAGCTGTCCGTAGAGTGGCACGCCGCTCCCAATGATGAAGTGTCCACCAAGGAGCAGGTCATGGACATGCTGGGCCACGCTAGCGAACTTGTTCGAGAGGAGCTCGGCTGATGAGCGACATCCTGCGGATCGAGGGCTCCGGCCGGAGCGCCGACCTGTACTCATGGCTGACTGCCAAGGCCAAGGGCATGGAGGCGCTCGCGGGCATCCTCGGATTCGGCCT